GCAAAACTGTTCACACTATGCCCTACAACTTAATTGAAAACTGAAGCAGATTCTTTGTTCGTGACACTGGGAGTTATAGTACGCACATTTTTGCCAACACATCATTCAACAGGTCCGCTCGCAAAACTGTTCACACTATGCCCTACAACTTAATTGAAAACTGAAGCAGATTCTTTGTTCGTGACACTTGACATTTGAATTTATGTGTGGTAAAATATAGGTAATTAGAAATGGGAGGAATACGCAATCATGAAAAAATGGACAGAACTCAAAAAAGGTTCTCACAAATTTCATATTGTGAGAAACAAGAAAGACAAGGGAAAAGAATACTGCACCAACATTTTCACACTCGATACAGAGGTCACTTCATGCTTCATCATGGATAATGAAGAGTGGCCGATTTCATTTGACTTTAAAAAAGATGTTGCATACTACAAGCAACACATCACAAATAGAATCGGAATCTGTATCATATGGATGTTCAGTATTGATGATACTGTATACTATGGAAGAGAGCTTGATGACCTTCCTTGTTTTCTTGATGTTCTGAACGGTTTGACAAAGCAATCGCGCAAGTTCTGCTATGTTCATAACCTCGGATATGACTTTCAGGTCTTGCGTAATGTACTTGATTTTGACGATGTTTTCGCTCGTCAAACAAGAAAGCCGATGAAAGCATATTGTGCAGAATATGGAATTGAGTTTCGCGATTCTTATGTTCTCACAAACATGAGCCTTGATGAAATGGCGATTCAGTTTCATCTGTCTGTCAAGAAACTCAAAGGCTTTTTTGACTACAACAAACTCAGAACGCCAAAAACACCTCTCACAGAAGAAGAACTCGCATATTGCGAACACGACTGTCTTGTACTTTATGAGTACATCAAAACAATTGAGTTGCCACTATACGGTAACATCAAAAAGATTCCCATGACGCAAACCGGTAAAATGCGTTTGCGCTACAAGGAAATGATATATTTCCTTCATAACGGTTCTCCCAAATATGCTTTGAAGGACTGGAAGAACAAGCTGACTCGTGTTTTTCTTGACCCTACATCATACAGATTCTGCACATCAATCTATGCCGGTGGATGGACTCATGCACAGGATAGATTCGTGAAGCGTGGCGTGGTTAGAGCTTCAGATTCCGATGTCGGCTGTATCAACTCACACGATTTCACATCTTCTTATATATACACAATCATGACTGTCAAGGCACCTTGCAGTGCATTTGTTCCTTTGATTTTGAAGGCAACAACAAAAGAAGAACTGATTTCAGAAACATATCTTGACAAGGACATGTACGCGTATATGTTCGAAATAAAGTTCAACAATATCCGTTCTAAAACATATAACACATATATTTCATATAGCAAATGCACAGACGCGCAGAATTTCACTCTTGACAATGGAAGAGTATATTGCGCAGGCAACAAAAGAGAACCGGGCTATGTGACCGTTCTTTGTAACGAACATGACCTTGATATCATAATCAAGACATACAAATTCGACTCTTGCGAAGTGATTCGCTGTGAGAGAGCATACAAAAACTATCTTCCTTATGAATTGACTCTTTGCGCAGTTATGCTTTTTCTTGAAAAGCAAGCACTCAAAGGCGCTGTTGGTCAGGAGTCTCTTTATACACTGCGCAAGCAGATTTTGAATGCAACATATGGCGCATGCTGCACAAACTATATCACAGACAAGGTCGATTGGGACACCGCACTAGGCAAATGGCTCGGTGAAGGTATGACCGTATCAGACAAGAAAAAAGCAACAGAACTCACAGAAGACGAACTCATTGCAGCTATATGCGACCGAAAAGGAAAAGACATGATGTGGTATCCGTGGGGTGTCTGGATTTCTTCCGGTGCCCGTCACCACTTATGGGAAAACATCATCAAACTCGATGACTATGTAATCTATGGCGACACCGACTCTTTAAAGTATGTCGGAAATCATGATGAAGTCATCGAAGAAAACAATAAACAGTGCTATGAAGAAATGCAAAAATTCGTAGACAGAGCCCGTGACTACTTGCAAAGAAAAGGAAAACTTGAAGAGTTCGAAAAGAAATATGGTGCTCTTGATATGGAACATCTTGGCGTTTTGGGCTCTTTTGACCTTGATGGTAGATATTCAGAGTTCAGAACTCTCGGTGCTAAAAAATATGCTTTCCGTTATGATTTAGCCTATGCGAAAAAGGCAGCAGAAAAGAAGTTCAAGAAAACAGGAAACCCGAAAGACCTCGAGCCTGACCAGAGAATACACATCACAGTTTCAGGTGTGAACAAAAGTGAGGGCTGGAAAGGGCTCAATGATGACATGGAAAACTTCTGTGACAATATGACATTCTCATATGAGCATTCAGGTCGTCTTATTCGTTTCTACTGTGACAATCAACCTGACATTGACATCAAAGACTTCAATGGTGAAGTATATCATCTGCACAATCAGAAACACGGAACTTGTCTTCAGCCGACAACTTATGTTTTGGGTCTGGGAGACAAAAAGGGAATGTATAAAAAGCATCTTGACGACATTGATGTCGCCTATTTCACAGAAGATGATGACCCTCTGAATAGCAGCGACACACCGCATTGTGCGCTTCTGAATTTGTATTGACACGGAACAGCAAAACTGGTATAATAAAGGTAAAAAGAAAGGGGGATTTACCATGAGAGGTAAACCTATAAAGACTATTGTGACCCATAGAAAGACGGGCACATATACGACAAAAATATACAAGAACGGAGTGAAAGAGACAAGCGTTGAGCGTACGCAGCTCCAGAAGGATATTCTGCTCGGGAAAACACCTGAACAGATGTTGAAGAAGGAATTCAACGCGCTCTCAAAGAAACTCAACCGCGCTCTTGCAGAGAACGAAAAGCGCGGTAGGACAAACATTACCGCATACGGAAATGTACTGACAACAATCAGCGACATCGAAGATGATTTCGGCACAAACAAGACAAGGAAAGACAGATTCCCTACATACAATCAGCTTTTCGACAAGAACGATGCAAAGGAAGTTCTCAAACAGATGAAGATTGCCGCATCCAAACAGAGCTCAATTTTCCCTTCTCAATACAATGTTTCCGTTGCAAAGGTTGCTGACGACTTCTACACATCAAGTCAATATGCGGGTCAGTTTACAAGAGCACAGGCAAATGACCTTGCTCAGCTTGTACTGCTGACAGGCAAGGACTGGGAAACCATCAGAAGCCAAAGCGGCGTGTATTCCGAACTTCTTCAGGAGACTGTGAGACAGAACATCGACGCCAAAGCACAAAACAAGAAAATTTCTAACGCCCAACGCGTTTTGAATGCTTATAATGATTGGCGTAATTATGCGTCAAACAATCCCAAATCAACAGCAACAATGACAAGCTATATCAAAAATAAACTTGCAGATGCCAACTTCAACACTTGACAAGACGGTCAATGTGTGGTATACTGTATGAAAGAAAGAGGTGAACAAAATGAAAGAAAAGAGAACTCGCCGCTGGTATCTTTGCGATGTGGAAAACAGCATTGTCTATGTCGTGAAGAGCCGCCCCACAGCCTACGGTTTGTGGGAGCTGTTCGAAAAGAACGGAAACACATGCACAATGCTGGACCGCAAGCAGGTTCGCCGTGGACTCAACCTCGGTAAAATCGAACACATTGTCGGAATCACATCCGACCTTGAAGAATGGTCAATCACGAAAGGAGTTGACTACTAATGACTGAACGCGAACAGCGCATCACAGATGCATCGGATATCATTGAGCAGAACGAAATGCTCATTGCAAGGGAACTGCTCAAAGACGAACCTAATCTCGAATACATCGGAACTCTGATTGAGTTCAATGTGAACTACGCTCGCAATATTCGTGAGGTAAACAGTGCATCTGAACTGATGTTCGAACAGCACAAAGACATCTACATGAAGGTTGACCCTCCGCAAGACAGGGGCAAACTCGTAATGAAAGAACTCATTAAAGGTCTGAACGACCCAAAAATGAAATGTGTGATAGGCCCGAAAGGTGCAGGTCGCGCATACTTTAATGAGAAGTAAAGGATGGTGACAGTACCAATGCGCAAAACAAAGAACACTCTGGAGCGGGAGCTCTTCAATATGAGGGCTGCGTTCGTGAAGTATCGCAACGAATTCGAATTCGTGTCTGCATATCTTAAAGAACGCGGACTCACAGAAGATTTCGAAGCTTTCTCGGCCGAATGCCGCCGCAAAAAACTCAAAGAGTATTACGAAAATCTTCAGGTTTCTGTAAAGGATATGCCTGAATACAAGGAAATGCTCGAGAAGTTCGGTGAAGATGAAGTGAACAAAATGTTCAAAAAGTCTTTCTGGAAGAAAGGGGGTGCTCACAATGAGTGAAGCAATCGCCAAGCTTCAGGAAAAGCTGAAAGCAAACACTGAACGCATTTTCAAGCTGCAGCAGCAGAACATGGAAATCCGTGAGAAAATCAATAAACTGAAAGAAGGTTAAGTCATGATTACACTGATTGCGTGTGTCGTTTTTCTTGTCATCGGTTTTGTTGTTGGTTTCTCGGTCAACACAACAAAAGATGACATCAAGCTCAAAATCGAAAACAAGATTCTGGTGAATCACATTGCGGACTGCAATAAAGAAATTAGCGCATGGCGCAAAAACGCGATAGAAGCACAAGTGAAGGTGCGCAAAACAGACCTCGAACTCGTAAAGATGAAACGCCAAATGACAAGACTTGCAACGCACAAGTATGAAAAGACTCTCTACCGATTGCGAAAATCCGAAAAGGAAAACGAAAAACTGAGAGCTATTAACAAACTACTTCAAAGCGGGATTGCACTCCCCGAACTCCAGATTGAAGACCCCTTCATTCCAAAAAGTGAAGAAAACACTTGACAAAAGAAACATAATGCGGTATAATTAAGGTAACAAAGAGAGGTGAACAGCATGACAAGCATTGAAGCAATCAATCAGGCTTGTGCGAAAGCGCTCGATAGTCTGATTAAGACGAAAACGGCAGAGCGTAATGAGCTGAAAGCAAAGCTCGATACAGTTCAGGCTGAAATCGATGATTTGAGTTCATCCTATAACGACTTGACAGTCTCTTGCATCGACACTGATTCAGCAAAAATCTCCAATTAAGACATCCCCTTCCTCCTTTCTAATATAGAAAAGCCCCGGTTCTGCATGGCCGGGGCTTTTCGTTATTCAAGGAAAACTACCATATAGAAGAATCCTCTTTCTCCGTCACTGGTTACCTTGATATATACAAGATTTGAGCCTTGAAAGAATTGTAGAAGGTATTCGTTCTCGAAACTATTGATTTCAAGTTCGTATGTGTTAGATATATTTGTTTCGGAAATATAAAATCCTGGGTTGTGAAATATCAGACTAGAAGAAGGCTTCGGTATAGAAGGAACACTGCTTGAAAACTTCAAATCAATACCTGTCACAGTGGCAATAGTAGATGCAGCAAATACTAACATGTATCCACGGATTATTAACTGTTTTCCAATCTGAACAACCTGTGCATGCAGCTCTGGAGAAGAAATGCCAGAACCTGTAAATGTTGCAGTAGAAATCGGATAAACAATGGGTGTGTCTCCACCTGCGGGAATAGTAAAGGCAAAGTGCATATTTTTCGCTGTGTCGGGTCCGTCCGTTGTAACGGTCGCCCCTGCTGTCGTTCCCTTGGTTGCTGTTGCGTCAACTGTACCGAAACCTGCTGCTGCACCAGGTGCTCCAGCGGGGCCTGTATCACCGGCAGGGCCTGCGGGTCCCGTTTCGCCTGTCTGTCCTTTCGGCCCCTCCGGACCGGCAGGACCAATAGGACCTGTTGCACCATCAACACCATTTTTGACATTGGCAGTTGTGGTTCCTGTTTTGTCTGTGATGGTAATTGTTGCACCTGTGCTTGTTTGCTTTACGCTTGCAGAAGGACTGAAGCCGTCCTCTCCATTTGTGCCATTGGTTCCGGGGTCGCCTTTCAACTGATTCAGGTCGAAAGATGTTGGTGTAGTTGTGCTTGTGGTTTTTCGCCAGTTGAGCACCTTTTCCACAATGTAAGGGTACCAGAGCTTGTCGCTTTCTCCGCCACCGCCGCCACCGCCGGAAATATCAACAGTGACATCTTTCGAACCGTCATATTCAGCTTCGACATCGCCAGTGAATGTCAGCTTGTGCGGGTTTTTCACGCCGTTCTCTACGATTGACTTCACAGCTTTCCAAATCTGAGCGAGCCATTCTGTAAGGGAAGGCCCGCCATTATAGTCTCCGGGCAAATGATTGCATCTCATTTTGTTTCACCTCCGTTGTAATGAATGAAGTTGTCATCGGATTCGCCTTTGTATAGAAAGCCTGTTTCGTTATTGTCAAATATTGAAACGGCAGGGCCTTCAATAACACAGGGCGGGCATGGAATTTCAATATCAGGCATTACCACTCACCCCCCAAAGGTTCATACACACCCATGAAACACTTTTGAATTCTGTTGTCATTGATAATCATCATTGTGATGTTTTCAATCACTTCACGGTATTTTGCTAAAAGCTCAAATTTTGCTTCATTGGTTCCGCTTCTTTCAACACTGTTGTTGTTGTTGGTGTTCGTTTCATTAGAATGTGAGCCTTGCTCACTGTCTTCATTCTTTCGTTCAAGAGAACTTGTTCCTTTATTGGTGTGAGAGCTCTCTGCAGTGTCATTGGTGATGTCGTTTCCTTCATCTTTTACCGTTCCGGTGTGTGTTTCAGTGTTATCACGAGAAACTGTGACAGAACCTGTTTTCGTGTCTGTTGATTCGCTTGTTTCTTCGTTGTGCTGTTCTCTGCCGCCTGTGGCGTATTTTGTATTGAATCCACTTCCTACAAGTCCTTCCGTTGACTCATCATTGCCGCTTGTAGGTACGGCATAGACCCTTTCAAAAGAGTTCGTGTTGTCAGTTGTGTTGTTTGTGTTGCTGTCTGTTGTGTTTTGCTGTTCGCTTGCTGTTGCTGTGTCTTTCAGGTCATCTGTTCTTGTATTTGTTTTTGTTGCCGTTCCGTTTCGAGTTTCTCTGTTAGTATCTGTAAAGTTGTCAGTCCTTGTATCGGCTCCAGTAGATGTTCGAGTCATCGTGTCAGAGCCTGTGCTGTTTTGACTACCTTTGAAAATAGTAGTTTCAAGTGCAGAATAACTTTGCAGAGGGTCAGCACCAACATCAAGCAGATTGATTTTGCGGCGTGCGTCATAGTAAGGCATGATTTCGCACATAGCCCGGTCAAGATAATAACTGAATTCGTCTGCGGTCTGCTGTCCGATTTCATCATTCCAAAAGTGTTTGATTATGGCGGCGTTCAATTCTTTTTTGAATTCTGGGTCACTGCATTTGTAGTTCGTGAGAGCTTTCGCTTCCACATCATACCCGTCAGTGATTAGCTTCCCCAATGTGACAGTATAGTATGCCATTACTCAACACCTCCGCTTGCTTTTGAATTTTGAGGGATTTCGTTTTCCATTCCATCATCGTCTTCGGCCGAGTTATAGCCCATATAGGGGGATACATACATCGTGCCCTCATTGACGGAAACCTTGCAATTCGAATCGTAGATTTCATTCAACTTTTTGAGTCCTTCCTGTCTGCTTTGAAGTTTACCCTCCGCGACAAGGCTTGTCTGAACATCATTGCTTTCAGCTTCATCGGTCAAGAGTCTTTCTTTCTTGTTGACTCCGAGATTGTCAACACCGAGAACACAAAGACCCTCATTCCAACAACAGTCGAGCTCTGTTCGGAATCCCTGAATGTTGTTCGGGCATTCTGTACGCAAAGCTTTCAATTCGCCTGTGTTAGTATTTCCGCCTGCATAGTCTGCATTCACGAAAATGTAAGGAAGCTTCAGGTCGAATGAGTTCAACTTGTTCTCGAGTGTCGTTCTCTGTTCTTTTGTACCTGTAATCACAATAGGACATCCAAGAGAGTTGATGTTCTGCATCATGCTTTGATGAATCAAGCACATCTCATCTACGATTGGCTCGAGTTGCATAATAGGTGCATACGGTCGCATTGAGAAAGGGTCGAACCCTAGGCGAACTTTGCTGTCATAGATAATAACAGCATTCGAATTATTGAGGTCAAGCTTGAACCCCATCGAATTAGGCGTAACGACACGCCAATTCTTGATGTTTCCGTTGATATCGAAACCCTTTCCGGGAAGGACATTTCCGCAAAGAAAACTCTCTGCAATACTGTCCCACCAAATAGTGACCCATCCCTTAGTGAAAAGACAACTCTCACAGAATCGAGTGTCAAAATATTGGCCCATATTCTCCCATTTGAAGCGCGGTGTTGCCACCTGCGCAAATCGGCTCATGTAATAATTGAAGACCCTGTCGTTCTTCATTCGCTGATTCACAACAGCGGATTTGCCTGAAATAATCAATCGGGGTCACCTCCTGTGATTGTATTTTTCAAGTTATAGTTAAGGAATACAGATGGGTCATGCCAAATTGTCACGCCCTTTGTCAGTATAGAAGCAATGGCTGTTTTCGCGTCGGCAGGAATGGAACCATTGATGACAGGGTCAACAAGTTCGAGATAGTTCCAATACTTGCGTCCGGAAATATGAGGTTTTCCTACCTTTTTGACATTATATCCGAACATTGAAAGAAATTTATCAATACGCTCTGCATCACATCTACAAGGAATAACATCGTATTGTGTGAATGTCATTTTCGACATTGCCCATGTGATGTTGGCGTTTGCAACCCCTCTTGTAGAATTGGGCATTCTGAGTCCATCAGAAAGTTCAGCAAGAATCGCTCCCTCTGTTTTTGCCACGCTTGTTTGCATATTGTAATAGTTGGAATACATATTCGCAATAGCTCCAGACGCATTGGAAATACTACCGCCAATCTGAGATGCCGTGTCAAGACCTCTCCGGGCATTGGCGTATTTGTCATTAAAGAAAGACATTTGACCTGAATAAGGTTCAGGTGCTTCTCCGCCTGCTCCCTTAAAGACTGAAGCTGCACTTCCAATCATTCCATACTGTGCGGCAGTCTTTCTTGCTTGAGCGTCTGCGCTCTGCCATGTGATAGCTGTTCCGCGCTGTGCTCTGTTAGCATTTAGATTGTTCATATACCCACTATAAGAGAAAGAAGATTGCGGGAATCCCGTAAGGTCAATGGACATCAGAAGATTTTCTTCAAGTCCTTCGTAGTTCTTGAAAACAAGTCTTGCTGTGCTATCCACTGCAAGCTGTGCGTATAAGTTAAAGGAAGGCGTTCCGTCAAAGTCTTCAAAATTGAAATCAATGGAAGAACCCATTCCGTTAGTGATGATTCCGTGTGTGAATTGTGAAGTGAACAATTTATTGTTTTCGGGTTTGTATCCGTCAAGTGCTGTGGGTCTTGCGTTTCCTGTGATATTTTCTTTTATAGGTTCGAATGTATTGACAGGATATGATGTTGCAAGCTTTGCAATGTATCCGGGAATATTCAAAATTGCAAGCACTCTCTGAACAGTACCACTTGCAACCAAATTTTCAAGGAACTTGTTTATCCTTGCACAATCATCATTGATTGTTGCAGACGATGTCTTGAACGCCAAAAATTGAGCTCCCTGATATTCTCCATTGTAGAAATACCCTCCGGTGAAATATGGCTTCATACCTTCTATGGTGTAATATCCGCCCTCATTATCTACAATCTTTAATTGTGTAAGGTCAGGTGCTGTTTCGGTAGGCGGGAATGTAAAATATACACACACATATTTGTCTGTGTTAAGTTTGTTCTTTTTGAGAAGGTCTGTCTGTCTGGGGTTGAGATATCTTAAAACCGAAACAGGCTCATCTTCTCTCCATCGGCCGATTGTGTCATCATTTACATGTTCACGATTGATGAAGCAAGTTCCGAGTGTCATGTCATAATACCATGTATGCCAATAGTCAATAACATAAGTTGCAATTGTCACATCGCTTGCATAAGGTCTAACATTGGAAAGGTAAGCATAGAACCATTTTGTAGTGAATTGGCTGTTTTGCCACATAAGATAATTACAATCGTAATAGTCTTCAGGCGTTCCTTTTAAAAGAATTGACCCTTCCATTCCATTCACGGGTTCGCAATGGCAAGTGTCCCAATACTTCTTGCGCAAACCAATGAAATAGTTCGCGTCTGTTGCAGCGTCAGTGAAATTGATGAAGTGGTTCATCAACGGGTCAACAGGTGCATCTTTAAGAATATATACTTTTGTGGTTGGTGCAAACATCGAATCACCTCCTATAATATAAGAGCGCCCAAGCCATGAAGGGCGAGCGGCGCTTTGCCCGGTTAAGCTTGCCGGGGTTCTTTATTCATCAAGCAGTCACAGAAACAGCGACAGAAGAATTCTTTGACGGGTCCTGAACGCTTGTTGCGGTTACGGTGATAAAGTCTGCAGTCTCATCGGGGCCAATAAACAGACGACCGAAAGGCGAAATGAATGTCCGCTTGGAAGTCTGTCCGTGGATGCTCCAATTACACTTGGAAGACCAACCTCCGGCTTCTTCACCTTTCACAATATCAACCTCAATGTCAGTTGCGGCACATTTCTGAGCCTTCTGAGAAGCCTTGATTTCAACGCTTGTGATGGTCTTCATAGAAGACACAAACTCCACACAATTGAAGAACAGACCAATTGCGAAATATGCGTCTACAAAGTAGAAGTAATTCCACAGACGGGTTCCTGCATTGTAAGAGTAAGTGACTTCCTTGTTCTGGTACCAAATCTGGAACCAACGCTGGTCTGTCAGGAATGCAACAGCACCGGTACCTTCTGCACCGCCAAAGTCAGAGCACATTACGACATGACCAAGGAACTCAACCTTCGTCATGTTGAAAGCACTTGCGAGAACTTCGACATCCTGTGCGGCGAGATATTCGGGAAGCAGCCAAATATACTGATTATCAAAATCAGTACGAGTCTTTACACCAAGGTAGTTGTACTTGCGGCTACCGCGCACATACAGACGATTTGCTGCCGCCTTGATTGCGATGGTGTTCGCGGCCATCTTGTCCTTCAGACCTTCGTAGTTGGTGATGTCAATGGCATTGACCTTGACGGGATAGCACCAACCGGCGGTGTGTGCCATGTTCAGCAGAGCAGCTGCAGCATCTGCTTCTTCACCAATCATGGATGTATACAGCTTGTCGATGATTTCAGAAATCAGGTCGTTCACCTGTCCCCAATCTCGAGCGGCCTTGTTCATGACAATGTCCTGAACAGAAGCCTTCACGCGCTTGTGGAAATTGGAAGAGTAATACAGGCTATAAACCTTAGAAGGCGTACGGCCGAAATTGGTTTCATAGTCTGCATCCTCACACTCATACCAATCCTGCACATCGAAAGTGTCAACGAACATGTGCTCAATGGTATCGCCGTAAGTGATGAAACCCTTCACCATTTCGTAGAACGGATTTCTGTCTTCTGCACCGTTGATATAGATTGTGACAATCTGGTTCACGGCATTTACGAAGCTGTTGTAGCTTGCATTGTAAGTTTTAATACTCTGCATGAATTCTGCGTAGTTATCAGCAGAGGGTGCAGGAAGATTCTGAACTGCAACGGGGTCAGCGCTCATCGTCTTGTAGATTGCATTGCCGAGCTGGAGTCCGGCCTTCTGCTTAGTTGTATTTGTTGCCATAGTTTACACCTCATTTCACCAAATCAGGAAGAGTTTCATCATCGTCATCTTCAGTTTCAACGACTTCAGTCTCTTCGGTTTCTTCTTCATCGTCAACTTTGTCGCCAACGACTTCTTGCTTTTCATCGCCTGCAACTGCAACGCCGAGAGTTTCCGAAAGATAGCGCTTCTTGAAATTCTCTGCAAGTGTTTTGTGCTGTGCAAGCAAATTGTCATAGTCGCTCTTCGGAACATAATCATCGGGGTTGAAGTCAGACGCTGCCAACATCTGGTCAGAGAAGTCAGCGAAAACATCAGGGGAAATCTTATCGCCAACCTTTCCGTAGAAATCGGCAAGAATTTCTTTCTTTGTCATTCATGTCACCTCACATATTCGGACTTGTAGTTGTCGAGAATATCAAGCTCCTTGCAGAGATTGTATATTCTCATTGCGTCACCGTTTGAGATATTGGAAATTGTAATTGTCTGAAGCTTGCTTGTAGTTTTTGATTCGCTTTCTACATAGATTCCGACACAGTTGCCAAATCCGCAATAATCACAAGGGTTGAGGCCCTTTCCCGTAGCGGTTGCGCGAACTTCGAAATGACAATGTGCATATGGCGGATTTGCAAGCGCAGCGTTTCCTGTGTTCCCCATAATTGCAATTGCGTCACCTGTGGAAACTTTGTCGCCCACTTTCACAAGCAATGTTTTGCAATGGCAAAAATAGAGAAAATTTACATTGTCGGGGGTCTGATTATTATCAAGCTTTACGCATACATAATAACCCCACTCCCATGTTCTATTCGACCTGTTAGTCACGATTCGCGCTGTCGTAACGCGTCCGGAGATGGTCTTTCCCTTGTAGCTTGGCATCAGAATTGTTTTGTCGTCCATACCTTCAATGTCAATGCCGCCATGCCACACTTTACCATTCCCGCGAGTATACCCCCATCGTGAATAATTGTACCGAACTCTGTTTCTGCCTTTGAAAATCATTCTTTCACCTCCAATTTGTCAAGCAGACGCTGAATCAAAGAAGTGTTGTTGTTTACTGCTTCGGTCGTCTTCTCAATTGCCTTTGTCATTTCGCTCATCTCTTCCTTGTGCGACTGCTGTTCTTTCATCAGGAAATAGAACATAATCATTGCCATTGCAATAGGGAAGCCGACTGTGCTAATGAGAGTAGAAATGCTTGTCATATCCATATTATCAACACCTTTCTGCACTTCTTTAAGTAAATAATACCCTTTTTGTGCTAATATGTCAAGAAATTTAGATAACTAAATTTAGGTGTTTTTAATATGTGAAGTAATCTATGAAATTGAAAAAACTTGCTCCGTCTGTATATTGAGAAGATAACGCTGTCAGAATTGGTATAATAGGCTTTTTCTTCCCGCCGTAGCTTCCTGATACATACCAATAACACCCAAAGTAATTTTTATAATCATCGTCTACTGAATGAATCCATCCAAGCTTAAGTGCAAAAACATTATGACCGAATAGAAGGTTCCTTCCCTCCGGATATGGGTTCACTGTCTCTTCGGTCACAATTATATACTTGTCATGCAATATGTCTGTCATTACCTTCATCTTTGCGAAATAGAATTTCCCCAAATCCAAAGTTTCAGGATTTGGTGCAAGTACCAATCTTGAATAGAAAGATGTTGAAGGGGATGCACCGCCGTTACCACTACATGTGCCAAGCTGAATGTAATAAGGGCCAGCCTCATAGACATCAGGAATGCAAAATGCGGGGCAATATGTTCCGCGGGGTCTTTTTATTGTCTGTTTGTGATTGTGCTGGTTTTTTACAATATCAGTCTCGCCGCTCTGAATATCAAAGTTATATGTGAATTCATATGTGCTTTCTGTTGCTTCCCAAATTCCGAATAATTGGAAAAAAGGTGTGTCAGGTATTACTCCGTCATACGGTGTATAGTTGGGCCAAGTTGTAGACCAACCGACCCACTTTTGACCGTTTGATGTTGCATCTGCAGGTGTTTCAGGAATGTATTCTGTGCCGGGTGCAAGTTGTTTCTCTGTAATATTGCCGACATAGCCTGTGCCATCATTGAGCTGTTGTTGCCATAAGACACAAAGACCTTCTCCAGATGGATTGCTGTTTGTCTGCCATCCTGTACTTGTTGCGATTCTGTCAAGCATTCCATCATCCCAACTTTGCATTGTAATCCAACCACAAAGAACGCCCACAAGGTCACCTGCCTTGTATTCTCCTGTTTTTATACTCGAACCTGAAGAACACGAAAAACGAATCCACTTGTCTCCATCTTCGAAATAGTAGGATGAAGCGCTACTTTCTAATGTCACTTTACAATCAAAGGGTGCAAAAATCATATTGTCAAATTTATGCCCCGGAATGATTTCAAGCATAACATTCTTCGTTCCACCTTCTGTTAACGGGTGAAAAAATGTATAGTATCGAGACAGAGAACGGTCAAATAATGAGCTCATGCACGCCACCCCTTCTTGACAAGTTCAAATCCTGCACCTTCACAGAATTCATCTTCATAAAACAAATACCCCTTATCGTATGCATTGGTAAACGCAATCCAAACTGGAGTTTGCTGAAGTTCTCTCAAAGTAAGATATCCGAATTCGCGGTCTTGATAGTTGATGACATAGTGATTAACATTTTCATGTGTGTCTGATTTCGAAATGAAAAATGTGTATGGTTTCGTCTTCAAATCCATCCATACAGAGAACTCTTGACCTCCGGAAACAAAAGCAAATGCCGGTTCTGCAAATCTGGATTTTCTACGAATGAAGTCTTCCTTGCATGTCAATGATTTATTGTACAAAGCATGTTGACCATATTCGGTGTCATAGATAGCACGACCCCAAGGACTGTTTTTGAAAACTTGTTCAAGTCTAGGGTCTGTCACACATTTCTGAACAACTGATGCGTTCGCCATTCCTAATCCGTCTTTGTCAGGATTGACCCAAAACTCTTGACCTGAATATTTGTAATTCATATTGAGAAAGTATGGATTATACATTGAAACAGGGTTTGCCAGCATATATACATGAACAGGTCTAATAAAATTACAGATAGAAAGAACCATTGCAATAAAGGCGTTGTATTCACCGTCCAAATATCTCTCACCTTCACGAGCAATAAACTCATCGAATATGATATTCTGAACATTAGGAAATTCACAGCCCTTCTTCTGCATTTTGAAAATTGTCGAATAGTATCCTGCCGTCTCTCCCTTGTATAAAAAGAACCCACCTTGATTAGAGTCAGGCTTGACACTCCAGCCTTCACGAATATATTCAGGCTCACTGTCAACCAAAGAATAGCGGTCAAAGAACTTGTCCATCTGTGTATAGTCTGTCATATATCTACGGATATATAGAAACTGGTCTTTGCAATCTGTTTCAACAAATCTTTTCATGCCAACATCACGAACTGTGCCATAGCTTTTTCCTATTCGTCTTCCACCGTATGCATAGAGCATAAGCTTTTTGCGTTTCTCATACTTCATTAAACGCTGTGGGTTATAATAGAATTTAGGGTCTACCTTGATTGGGTTGCTGTCATAATCTGTCAAAAGCACATAATCACACCTTTCTGAAAAAATAAAAAAAGCCCATACCAATGAAGGTATGGACTTGAACGACATGTTAGAACTCAAAGCCACTTCAAGCGAAAGTGGTCAACTTCTTGGCGGCACCCTTAGAGGTGTGACTCCCGCGCTTGCGAAATGCACCGCTATTCATGTTTTGAGTTCTGTATTCATTTTAATCGATAGGAGCGATTTTGTCAAGTGCGGAATATACATTTTCATATGCTCTACGGAAATTTTCATAACCGAGAGAATCTGCTTCAGTTTTCAATTAAGTTGTAGGGCATAGTGTGAACAGTTTTGCGAGCGGACCTGTTGAATGATGTGTTGGCAAAAAATGTGCGTACTATAACTCCCAGTGTCACGAACAAAGAATCTGCTTCAGTTTTCAATTAAGTTGTAGGGCATAGTGTGAACAGTTTTGCGAGCGGACCTG